GATGCCTGCGATTCTGCCTCACCAAGGAATTGAAAGAAACTTTTCATTGATATTGTATTTCCTTATATATTATTTATCACTTTGGTTCTATGGTAACCACGAGTTCATTTAACCTAACACCTTCCTTTGTTTTACCTCTTCCCTTTAATCTCAATCGAACATATGTTTTATCAGATATTTCTCTAATTAAATTGTTATTAATTATTTTAAGTTCTTTTTCATTTAAAACATACTCAGCAGTAGCATCTGCATTTTTTCCAAACAAATACTCTCCTGTCAAAGATTCTTTGACCACCGCATCTTTGAAAAAAGAAAAAGCCTCTGCTGCCTTAGGATTTTTTCTAGATCCAAGAATCTCTTGAAGTTGTAAATTTAAATGATTTGCCTTTGCAAGTTTATTCTTCATGAAAGTTTGTTCACCTTTTTTAGGTAATGAACCAAGTTGATTGTCAATTTGTTCCAATACGAGTGCTATCTCTCCGAGATTATTTGTTTTCATACCACCTTCTTTAGCAGCACCCTTCAAAACGTCAGTCAAAACTTTAACTGTTTTTGAAATACCAGCACTTGATAATTGATACTTATCTCCCCATTTCATTGACACTCTATATTTTTTTCCATTTAAAACATAGAGTATATCTGTTTTTGGTTCTCCACCACCACCAGCACCACCTCCAAGTTGTCTAAATGACTTATAAAATTCTTGCTGATTAGAGACAGGTTGAATTCTATCCATTGTCTGTCTAGCAGCTTTCATTACCTCATCATCTATGGTTGATCCATTATTAGTATTTTTCATAATGGTATCGAAGGTAGATTTGACCTCTCCAGTCAAATTACTTGAGATTCTACCATAAGCAGCTAACATAACAGCGTATTCAAACTGTTTGCCTTTATCTGCAGCCATGAGTCTTTTTTAACTATTTAGAGTTTACCTCCAACCACTCCCGAGTTGACAACACGAGTGTATTGTTCAAGAGTTCCATCTTGCTCACACTTTAAGTGCCAGCGAGTCATGTCAACAACTGCTTCTTTAGTTAAACCAGTAAGCATTTTTCTACCCTCTTTTGTTTGAGAAGAGTAAAGACCCATGCGAGTCTTCCAGACATAGAAGACATCATCAATAAGTTCTGATCCTTCAGGGATAACTGCTTGAGTTGCTGTTTCAATCATCTTTCTTATTGAATCCGAAAGGGCCTTCTTTTTCTTCAAGTGCAAGTTTCAATGCAACACCACCGACTGCTTCCATAACTTTAAGAACATCTTCTGCTCTTGCACCTTCACCAAGTTCTTTAGAGACATACCAATACTTTGGCCAAAATGTCTCACCTGCCTTTTCATAATCTTCAAGTGTAAGTAGTTTCATTTTCCTCCTGTTTCGTATCCCATTTTGTCATCATGTTCTTTTAGTTTACGCATACGAATTGTTTCATGTAAGCGTTTGATTGCCTCTTCAGTTTCTTTAGTCTTTTCGTAAGACCATTCGTCATTCGCTTTCTTTTTCTTGCTCACTCTTAAGTTCCTCCTCAATTTGAGTATCTAAGTTCTGAATCACCTCGCGAATATCATTAATCCGTTGAGGCACACTCTTAGGATCATAAGTGTAACGTTCTTGTTCTTTGAACAATACGTGTCTAATAGATGCGCTTTTCTTTACATCAAGTTCTAGTTTAATCATTCTTCACCTCCATCATTGTCATCACCAGTGTATGGTTGAAACCCTACATCAGGTGGGGGATTGTTTTCAAACGTATCAAGAACTGCTTCTGCTTCACTCTCAAACAAACTTTTGAACCAGTATTTCAGAGAATACCAAGCAGACCATTGTTTTTGATTTGTGTCAGTCATTTCCAACCTCCTTTTTTAACCCATTCATCATGGTATTGGTTACGCCAAGCAGAACTAATACCATAAGATGGTTGCACTACTTGTTCGATATAACGACGGTTTTCTCTAGCAATGTTGAGACTTTGTGTCTCCAAATTTTTCACTCGACCGTCAACTTGAGATGCCCACCACACAGCACCTGCTCCCTGAACTAACAGGAAGGATACGATTGCGAATGGGATTTTTAAATCTTTCACTGGTCTTCCTCCAAATGTTTGTCTATCTGTTGTGAGATCTCTCTGATTTTAAGGATACCTTCATCAGAAAAGAAACCAGGATGATCTTTTGTATACAAGAAAAGATGATGACGTAAAACAATTGCGTCACGTCTATTCAATTCAAGATTGATCACAAATCTCCTTCCTTGCGATTTTCTGAATGGTGAACGTCAAACTCACCACCAGGGTAACGTGCCTTCAGTTTCTCTACATTCATTTCTAGCACCTCATCAAAAGTTGTGTCAAGTGCCATACATGCCTGAGCAAGATACCAACAGATATCACCCAGTTCACGTTTCATGTGAAAGACATTATCTTCATCATATGGTTTACCTTGGAAGATAATTTTTTTAACTACTTCAGTGAACTCACCAGACTCAGCACACAACCCAAGTGCTGCTGTCAAAAGTTGAGTTACGTTACAATCATTTTCCAACTCAAGAGAATTTGTTCTCTGAAGAAATGCAGCATAATCTAGAGAAGGATCACTAGTGACTTCTTTGACAAATTCAACATACTTTTCGGTATCAACGTTAGTCATGAAATTCTGGAATAAATGGTTCTTGGTAATTTTGTGGGAGTTGTTGAATTGGTAGTTTTTGACCACCAACTTCGATATACTCAACCTCTTTCCAACTACCACCGACACCGCCATCCATATTGACTACGATGTCTTTTGTGGGAAGTTGTTTATTAGAAACATCAACGATGTCTCCAGGTAAAGGATTGAACTGATAGTAATGACCATCCCATCGGGAGTTTCTCATACCAATAAGATTAAGTGCATCTCTTTCGGCACCACAGTCAGCAATCTTTTCGCCTCTAGGGTTGAATACCGAATAATAACCGTTCATGAGAACTTAAATCCCTCAAATGATTTCTTTGGTTTTTGTTCATCATAAGTATACTCTTCATCCTGACCGCTGTCAAGAACATCGTCTTGAGCGGTCTGCTCACAATCATACAGACGCATCTTAGCGCGATCAATACCAACAATAAATCTCTTATTCATAGAGAGATCATTATATCGATTCTTCAATTGCTTCACCATTATCTGCCCAAGTTGTTCAAGTTCTTCAGTACTAATAAGGGCAAACATAAGATCAGCAGTAGCAGGGAGACCAAAGGATTCAGAGGTATCAGTAAGGTCAACATCAGAGCTAGCATAACCAGAACGAGTGGTCTGCGTGGCAGAAACGATAGGGAGGTTTGCTTCAACAGCCAATCCTCTAAGCTCTTCTGCAATAGACTTAATATACGAATATGAATTAACATTGCTGTTTCCCCTATACCTGCTGGAAGCACAAATATTAAGGTAATCAATGAAAATAATATCAGGTCTGAATGATTTCTTAATAGCAAGTTCATTTAACAATGCTCTGAAATGACCTGCATGTGCTGACGCAGTGGGATACTCTTTAATTATAAGAGTTCCCTGAGTTTTCTGTGCAAGGTTTGTAACCTTGTTCTCGAACATTACTTTGGGTAGATCTGTAATCTCTTGAATAGGAACATTCAAAAGATTAGCGTCAATTCTCTCCGCAATTTTTTCCTCAGCCATCTCAAGCGTGACGTATAATACGTTCTTCCCTTGGAGTAGCACACTGCTTGCGAGATGACACATGAACAAAGACTTACCAACACCAGTGCCAGCAAGAGCAATATTGAGTGTTTTATTTGGCAAACCACCTTTCGTAACTTTGTCAAAGTATTCCAAATCAAATGGAATCTTTTCTTCTTTGCGGTGATATAGATCGTATCTTTTTTCATAGTCTAAAAGATAATCATGACCAACGTGAGTATCAAAACTAACTGCTAAAGCATCAGAGAGAATACTAGGAATAGCATCTCTCCCTTTGGTGTCATCCTTGCCATCCGCTAATGCGATTGATTCCATCAACGCAAGATAGATAGCACGATCTCTACACCACTTTTCTGTTGTATCTACCAACCAATTAAATTCAGTAGGTTCGTTATCGAGACTACTGATTAGTTGTGTTATCTCTTTGAAAGAAGAATCATTAATATCTTGACGTTTTTCTGTCTCAATACAAAGAACTTCTTTTGTAGCTGGTTTATTGTATTCCTCTACAAACTTGAGTATCTCTTCAAAAACAACCTTTTGATTGTGATCCTCAAAATAATCTGCTTTTACAAATGGAATGACTTTACGAACATACTCTTCATTGTGTAGAAGGTTTCTAAGAATTAGAAACTCAACATTCTCCATAACTGAACTCCTTTCGGGCAATCTCGTCTAGTTTTTCCATTACTTCTTCAGTAAAATATGTTTCAGGATCCTTTAAGATCGCTTTAGCATATACTTTTTTAGTCTCTCCGTCAACAGTCATTTCATAACGACCTGCCACGTTCTTCCAGAGACCACCCAATTCACCAAGTTCAAGAAGACCATAATATCGATCAAGACCACGCTCATCGTAATAAAGACGCACCGTAACATCTTTGTTCTC